CGATCTGTCTCTTGTTGACCAGGTTGAGCAGGTCAGCAATGACGAAGCCCTCGATTTTGCCCGCCGCCTGGCCAAAGAAGAGGGCATTCTCGCGGGGATCTCCTGTGGTGCCGCCGTGGCCGTAGCGGCACGCTTGTCAGCTCAGCCACAGTTTAGCGGCAAAAAAATCGTCGTCATTCTGCCCGATTCCGGTGAGCGTTACCTTTCAAGTGTCCTCTTCGAGGGAATCGTCTGAACGCAGATCGCTGACCGGCACAAAAAAACCTTGACAAGTGTCGGGGATTGGGCGATAAAACGGATCTTTCATTGCGCCACTAGCTCAGCTGGATAGAGCGTCTGACTACGGATCAGAAGGCCGGGAGTTCGAATCTCTCGTGGCGCGCCAGTAAAATCAACGGGTTAGCCGGTAACGGCTGGCCCGTTTTTGCGTAATATCCCCCAGATTGTCAAGTAATTGTCATGTAAGCTGTAACCCCCCGCGCAATTTGGCACCGCTTCACGTTTGGTTTGGCACCACCTCCGATTGAACTTCTTCATGGTTTTCTGCCTCAACGGTGGCATCAATTTGGGCGAGCAAAAGCAGGGCTTTGACTGCGACGCTGACGACCCCTGGCACTACCCCTTTTCGGGCCTCCCAGTCCTGACATGTTCGCTTGGGTGTTTCGAGTTTTTCGGCCATCCGTTTCACTGATTTATGCCCGTCACCTTCGAGCCTAATCCGAGTGGCCTTGAGGTCTCTTCCTGTCATTTTAGACCCTCACCAAAGGGCGCGAGATTCGCGCTATTCCGCCGGGCACTTTGTTTGAAAAATCGCTGTGTTGGAGCTGTGGTTCAATCTGCTGCACTTTTTTGCCATATGTTAGCTTTTCTATGCCCGGCTGAACCGAAAATTTATGGGCCCTTAAACGGCTAATTAACTCGATCCTTCACACGAGCCCGACCACGCCACAGCCAACCCGCCAACAAACAACCCCCGCCCGCCAGCACAAAACTAACCCACCATGGCCATAGCACAACCGCAGTAGCTATCAGCGATGCGGCGATAATTCCCGCCGTTTCAGGATGCCTCAAATCGTACCAGCGCGTGGTCATGGCGTTCCCCGCTTTCCTGCTTGCCCCATGACATAAACCTCATCTTCGATTCGTTCGGCAATGATGCGCCGGATGGTTGCGACCTGCTGCGAATCCAGCAGCCCGCGCAGCATCAGGCGGGCGCAGGCGCGAAAATCTTCGGTGTATTGATCGGCAACTTTCGCCGGGAGTGCTTTTTCGAGAATTTGCTTAATGTCGCTCATGGTGCGCTCACGGGTAAGGGGTAAGCAAACCCCTTGCGGAAACCGTCGGCATAGCCGCGCTCGCCGCAGACGGGGCAGGTTTTGTTTTGGTTCCCATCGGCACTATCGTTCGACATTTGCGCCCAGTTGTGCAGGTTTTTACAGGTGTAGTGCAAAACGACGACGCGAGCCGGTGGTGGTTCTGGTGGCAGATCTGCGGCATGTGTCACGGTCGACAGAAAAAATAGTAGACAGATAAAAATCATATCCCATGCCCCTGAATGGTCGTGGAAAAAGTTAAACCGGAATTCCAGCTGCGCAGTTCGAAAAGACGATCCTGCTGCTTGCGCGCGGTGCCAATCACAACAGACCCTATGCCATTCCAATAGGAACCGGTGATTCCGTATCCGCTGGCTCCGCGCATGATAATAGGAATAATCAATACCCGATCCCCTTTGGGGATAATCGAAAAATGAAACAAAAAATGACTGTGCGGTTCAAGGTCTGACAGATCCAAAATGTAGCCACAACCGGGGGTGTACAGCAGCTCCGTACTCGATCTTTTTTGCGCCGAAATCTTCACCTGCCCCAAACGCGCACCAAAGTTGCGATATATAACCGGGGCCGTCATCGAATCGACCTGTACGCACCCAGCCGTTCCAGCGCCAAAGACCTCCCGCCATCCCAGCTGCGAAGCCGATACTCGTTATCAACCCCCTGGTTGATTGGTGCCCGGACCCCCCGCTCGAAACCCGGCCATAAAATACGGGTCGTGGCCGCCACATCTTCAAGCAAGATAAAAACCTCCGTCAGGGTGTCCTTGGGCCAATTCACCACCTCGATCGCTAACATCGACCAGCGCTCCAGCGAAGCGCACGGCACAACAAATGCCTGAGCCCGTTGAAGGTCAAGAACCGCCCGGTTATTTATGGGGTTCGCGTAAACAAAGGGAATTTCCCCATAGGTATGCGAGTGGAGTTGTATATCAACGGCGATGGTTTCCTGCGCTTGCTGTACGTAAATACTTTCCGGGACCTGGGTTTGCGCAATAACCGATTGTGCAGTGAAAAGCGGCTGGATCGTATCGGCTGTTGGCATTGCGGCAGTCACAATCTCTGTGCTTTGGGTCACGTCAAGGGAAAGGGTCTCCCCCGTCACAACCTGAATTGTTTCAGCGGCCTGTGCCATGGAAATAGCCTCGGCGACGGTCGGCTGGTACACAATGACATTGGCCCCTAAGTCAGGACGCAAAACGTCAGGCGTAAACGAGACGCTCACCTTTGTGCCCGTGATTTTGTCTGTTGCGCTTGTTGCCATTAGATCACCGACTGACCCTTGGGAAGGCTTGGTTTCACCACGATAGGAGTCTGTAAAAACGTCAGGACTAATCCCTGCGCATCCCGCCAGCGGTGGTGACAAAGGTATGCCCCTGGAGCAAGGCCCGCGCTGAGGTTTCCCGGTATGGTGAACCAGACCCGATGAATCGTATTCAAACTCGGCACGGGAGAATCCAGAACACCCTCAATCTCAAGGTCCGGCGTCGGTTGCTCCAGGTCTTTTGCCATGCGAAAAACAAAAAGGCTCCCCGTCAGATCTTGCTCCGATTCAAATGCCCAGCGCTTAGTGTCCCCCTGATAAAAATCATTCAACCTCTGGATTGACGCCATAACCTGCTCCTTTCAAATTGCGCTGGTAACAGCGTGCTAAATCAGCCCATGCTCAACGGCCAGAACGTACAACAAATCGTCTTTATCCTTAGGCTTGAGTTGATCCAGGGCCTTGCCTTTTGTTGCTGTCTTTGTCGTCGTTTTCTGTTGCTTGCGGGCCTCAAAATCGGCGCCGTCAAATTTATGGGTTGCCATCTTTAAACTCCTATCGGTTTTGCTGGCCAGATCGGTTGGTTTTTCAATTCCAGGTCTTCAAGTGTTGTCGCCGCCTCCAGTAGCTCAAAAACACGATTTTCTTCCGCCACACAGGCGGCGATGAAATCAGCCATAGTTATTCGGTAGGCCACAGGATAGACGCCCAGGGCAGCACTGCGCTGGATCGGTTCAGGATATGCCGTCAAAATAGTGGCCGTGCAATCGGCCTTGTTCTGGCTTTGCATCTCCATGCGAGTCCGGTTGACCTTACCCCGATAGTCTTTTCGATCATCGGCCACATTTCGCTGGCGCTGTCGCTGGCGACTTCGATGATCTGGCGGATGGCGGCCAGCTTCTGTTCGCCCTGCCCTTTGCCGGGTATGGCTTCCTCGATGGCTTTGATCGCGGCGATCAGTGCCGGGACAAGTTGCAGGATGATCGAAACGGTGGTCAAAAATGCGGTCATGGTCTTACCTCCTTCTTAGAGCCATCAGGAAGGCCCGTGATATCCCAATCAGAACTTGATCCCAATTTATTTGCCAGGTCTTTCTGAGCCAGAGTATTTTTTTCAAGCTTGCCTCCAATGCCGAGCACGGCGAATCCGCCGGTGATGGTGGTGAGGGCGCTGTCCAGCTCCATGGCTGGAAGGCTGGTGTCGGGCCAGTAGTGACCGGCCAGGCCGGTGATACCGGTGAGGATCATGCCGACGGCGCCGATAATGGTTTTGTAACCGTCGAGGCGGCGGGCGTTTTTGTGGATGATCAGGTCGATGAGTTTTGTGATCATGGTTAAACTCCGTCAACTTCAGCAAGAGTTGTTGCGATTTCAAGCGCGGCTTTTCTTTCCCAGCTTCTTTTCCAGATATTATTCACCTGCTCTGCCCGTGCCGCAGCGATGGACGCCAGCAAAGTCAAGTCTGCCGGATGGTTAACGTTCTCCGCATCGCGCCATTCAAACCCGGAAGGAACACCGCCCAGGGCAATGAACGTGGTCAGGGCGTCGTTTAGCTGCTTGATTGACATTGGATTTGCATCAAAGGGGTGTCCATTGACGACGACGCTGGCAGAATCGATTTCAAGCTCTGCGTCTCTGTCGAATTCGATTTCATTTTTTTTGGCGGCTTTTGCTTCCTCTAACGATTCAACCGCAAACTGTGGGGTCATTGTTAATGTTGATCCGTCCCAGACATACCCTCTGCCCTTCCATGGCGTTGGCGTTTGGATATCAATTAACGTGCAATTGTCTGGATTCAACCGCTTATCGACAAACCCATCGCCGTATAACCCTGCTGCTGTGAGGGTCATCCTCCCGGCATAAACCGCAATATTCTCATGAATCGCAATCATATTTTTCCCTTGTGTATTGTGCAGGCAAGACCATAATTTCCAAGAGAACCGTCTCGATACACCTCGATCACAGAACCCTCAGAGAGTGTCGCAGCGGAACTATGTGAAATGCTCACCGCCGCGAACACCACAGGCGTTCCTGGTGTCACAGTTGAACCGGAGATATCAAGAACACAGGCGGTTCCGAAATTTGAGTTTTCAACATCCACATAGGTCACCATTGCCTGTGCTGCTGAGAGAGCTGTAACCGTCTGGTATGTCATATTTTGTGGCCCATAAACCACAGGCGTTCCTGGTGTCACAGTTGAACCTGATATATTCAAAAGACAGGCGGTTCCGAGACCAGCATTTCCAACATCTCGATAAACAACCAGCGCCTGTGTTGTTGAGAGTGCCGTAACCGTCACAGAATCCGTGATTGCCGACTCAAAGACCGCAGGCGTTCCTGGCGTCACGGTTGAACCGGAGACATCTAGAACACAGGCCGTTCCGTAATCTGAGTTTCCTCCATCTCGATAAACAACCAGTGCCTGGGTTGGTGAGAGTGCCGTTGCTGATATGTGGGTCGTCAATGTTGCCGACTCAAACACCACAGCGGTTCCTGGTGTCACAGTTGAACCGGAGATATCAAGAACACAGGCAGTTCCATAGTATGAGTTTCCATCATCCTCATAGGCAACCAACACCTTAGATGGTGAGAGAACGGCGATGGACGCATACTCCGTGGTTGCCGACTCAAACACCACAGGCGTTCCTGGTGTCACGGTTGAACCGGAGACATCAAGAACACAGGCGGTTCCGAAATTTGAGTTTCCAACATCTCGATAAACAACCAGCGCCTTGGTTGCTGAGAGTGCTGCGACATCCATGATGACACTTGATGCCGATTCAAAGACCGCAGGCGTTCCTGGCGTCACCGTTGAACCGGAGATATCAAGAATGCAGGCCGTTCCGAAATCTGAGTTTCCTCCATCTCGATAGGTCACCAGCGCCTGTGTTGCTGAGAGAGCTGCGACATTCATATAGAGCGCTGATGCCGACTCAAAGACGCTTGGAGTTCCACTAAATAGCTCACTCCCCAAGTTTTCAAACGCGACAATGTTCCAGGTATCTGTATATAACGAGGCAAAAATAACAACACCCTTTGAGGCTATAAAGACTGGGTCTCCTGAGATTTCCTTGATATCAAAATCAAATTCTCCCGCATTGACAATCATAAAGACAACAGGCCCATCGGAAAGTGTCGCAGGGTCGGGAAGGAAAACTGCATTTCCTGCCGTCGTCATAACTATCCGCTGAAACCTCTGGCTCGACAGGGTCAAGCTGATGTCCGTGCTGCCTTCGTGGCTAACTCCTCCACCTAGCCCATTCAGCACCAGCCAATCGGAAGAGACCCCTGGCTCGCTGGCGGTGACATCCGCCAGATTTGAGACAAGCATGTACATCATTCCGTTGTGCAGCACGGATGACGGAATATTTATCGCACCCGTCAAGGTTGACCATTCCCCTTTGAAGTTTGCGACTGCAGCAGCATTCGTTTCGCTGGCGGCTGCGGAAGCCGCGCTGCTGACAGCGTTGCTTGCTGCCGCTTCTGCTGTAGTGGCGTTGGTTTCGGCTTCGGTCGCCAGCGCGTTGGCTTCGGTCACAAACCCAGGAAGCGCACCAAGCAGAGCATCAGCGCGCTCGCTGAATGTGCTTGGAGCTGATCTACTTGGCGGTGTCGGTAGGTCGGTAATCTGTTGGGCCATTATGCCAGTCCTTCCACTTCAAGGCTGCAATCGCTGACCGTTGGGCCAGGGATGGTGATTTCAAAGTTTTTATAGAAGCCGTAGATGATCATGCTGGAATAGGCCAGGTCGGCTCCCACCCAGCACACCGGCGTGGCGCGATATTCGGCCAGGGTGCGTTGCAGGGCGTCAACGGCGCTGTTCTGTACCACCAGGTTGCAGCTCATGCGCTTGGTGTAGGCGCGCTGGGTGATGGTGGTATTGCCAAAATCGTCGGTAGTTTTGCGGCTGTAATCGGTGATGCCGATTTTCGGGTTGTAGCGGGTTTCACCCAGGTTTTTTGCGGCCCCGAATATCAGGGTGCCGATTTTGGCGGTGCCACTGGGGTTGTTGATGGTCACGGCGATTTCGGCGCTGCCGTAGGCTGGCAAGCCCATCAGCACAGTGGCATCGGTGGTGATGATCGGCTCGAAAAAATATTCCCAGGCATTGCTGATATAGCTGGCCATGATCAGGTCAATGGTTTCGGTGTAGACGATGCCCTCCACCGGGTCGGTCATGGTGATGATGATTTCGGTGGCGTCCAGGTCGAGCAAGGCGATGCTGTCGACCAGGCCGGGTTCGATGGTCATGGTCAGGCTGTCGGCCTGGGCGGTCTGGCTGCCGACAACGGAATCAAACATCTTCCAGCGGTTGGTGGCCGAAACATCGAGCCACCAGGTCGGCGAGCTGCTCGGGGTGTGGCCGGTGTTGCTGTTTTGCAGGCTCTCGTAGACACGATGATCAGCGCCGACAATCACTCGAGCACCAATGCCATAGGTGGTGCCGGCGGCATAGGCGGCATAGTCGGTTTCTGGCACGTCGCTGCTGACCAGCATGGCATCGGTAATAACTGTGGGGCGAATCAGTCTCATGCAACCCTCGTCTCAGGCAGGCCATTGGCGTCCCAGTCTTCATTGATTTCGACCAGGCGCTTGCTGGCCTTTACGGTTTCGTTGACGGCGGCTTTTTGCAGGCGGATCAGCTCGCGCAGCAGCGCTTTGGTTTCGGCGTCTGCGCCCGACAGCTGCACCGGAATGCGGCGACCATCGGGCAGGGGAACCACGGCCTCGGGCCCGGCTTCACCGGCCAAACTCAGGCCGGTGGTGATGCCGCCACCGGCGAACATGGGCAGGCGGCCGCGTGGGTCGATTTTGTCGGCGACCGAGGCCAGGCCGCTGGTGATGGTGGCAAAGATGCGGGCATAGTCGCTGGCGCTGCCAGCGTTGGCACGGGCGGCGCTGGCGTAGTCGGTGGCATAACCACCCAGGGCCTTGGCGGCGTCGAGGTTGCCACCACGGGCACCGGCCAGAGCGGTTTGATATTGGCTTTGCGCCAGTGCCAGTTTTTGCGCCGGTGATAGGGTTGATTCTGCCCCAGACCACAACCCCATGATGGTATCGCGGATGCTGTTTGCGGCGTCTTTCCATGCGTTTGCGGTTTGGGTGGCGGCGTTACGGGCCGCGTCGTGGGCGCGTTGTTGGGCGGCGGCGGCTTGTTCGGCGGCGCGTTGTTGTTCGGCGCGGGCCTGTTCTGCGGCGGCGGCGGCTGCTTGGGCGGCTTCGAGCCCCCAGATTTTTTCTTGCAGCGGGCGGTTTTCTTCGGCGAGTTGTTCCAGCTCGCGGGCACGCAGGGCGGCAGTATCGCCTTGCAGTTGTAAAATGCGGGTTTGCAGGCCATAGGCTTCTTGAGCAATTTGCGCGCGCTCAGCCGCCAGGGTTTGTTCGGCTGCGGCGGCTTGTTCGGCGGCGGCCTGGGAATCTTCAATCGACCAGATATACTGCTGCAACGCCTGATTGCTGGGGTCGATGCTGGCGAGCTCGCGTTCACGCAGGGCGGCGGTGTCGCCTTGTAGTTGCAGCAGCTGGGTTTCCAGGCCGTAGCGTTCGCCGGCGATGCGTTCACGTTCGGCGGCTAAAGCATTTTCAGCAGCGATGATATCGGCGGCGGCCTGTTCGGCAATGCGGGCCTGCTCGGCGGCGGCTTTTTCGGTGGCGCTGTAATAGGCGTCGGCGGTGTCGGTAAGGCGCAGCAAGGTGGCGATTTTGGCCTGGCCGCTTGCTGTGGTCGCGTCAAGGGACTGCATCAGCTCCCAGAATCCGTCGCGGGTGGCTGGAACGGCTAAGCCGACAGCCGCGAGAGACTCGGAAAGCGCTGTTGATACGTCGGCAACCCTCTGGGCTTCAGGGGCAAACATGGAATAAAAGCCCTCTACTGACGCTGCGAATGCCTCAATTCCACCCGAAGATTCTATAAGGCTTTGCGCGAGATCGGCACCGAACAGGCTGGCGTCGAACATGGTCATGCCAAGCAGTTTCAATCCTGCGTTACCAATGCTGAGATTTGTCTGCAATCGGTTAAATGTTGCGGTAAGATCCTCCCCTGCACGGCGATAATCATCAAGAGCCGTTGTAAATACCTCAGTCGTTGTCGTGACTGACTCCCGCAGATAGGCCCACCTCGGACCATTGTTAGCTTCTACCTCGACTCTTTTGGTAGTGGTGGTCGTTTCATCAACGAAATAACTCCCGTTGCGAAAGGCCTCAGCAAGAGCCTGGTTGCTGGCATCACGCATAAAACCTGAAATGGCGTTTTGAACGTCTGAAGATGTCGCGTTTTTAGGCAATTTAATTTTTGTTGTTGCGATATCAAGGGATGAAAGGATACTTTCACCCATCGCGTTCCCGAGCATTTCTGTCCCGTTTAAAATATTTTGGGTCACCGCATTAAATTGTTGATCAATAAACTCTGCTGTCACCTCATCGAACGCACTGTATTCGGTTCGGCGTTTTTTGCCCCTATAAAAAGATTTTTGCTTCGACTGGCCTGCATACCATTGCCCAGAGACTCCGCTGCCACTCGCGCCAAGTTCTAAACCTGTCGCATCGGTTCTCCAGCTTGTACCGAACAGCTTTCCGCCTGAAAGTGAGTCAATCAAGAACGGAGCAGCAATGGCTGCGGCATAGGGCGCAGCGGCAGCTATAAGTCCGCCCATTCCGGCAGCGACACCGGAGGCGCCTAATGCCCCTGGTGCCGCGATAAGCCCTGCGCTTGTCGCAAAGCCTGCACCAGATGTCAGACCGAAACTGAAAGAAGACCCCAATGCGGCTAGACCTCCAAGCCCTAGCAGGCTTCCTGCACCAAGAAGGCCACCGCCGCCAGCCGCACTGGCAACGCCAGCCGAACCACCCATTAGCCCCATGCTGAGCAGAATAGGGCGAGTTATTGCGGCGTTCGCCATTTCTGCCAGCATTCGCTTGAACGTATTTTTTATGCCATCAACCAAATCATCAAAGCCGCTAAACACTGATTCCCAGAGGTTGACAAACAGACCATCAATGCGACCAACAGCGGATTCCCACGCGACTGTGAATGCTTCTGAGATTGTGGCGGTTCCTTGGGTCGCTTCTTTTTGCTTTTTGATGTAGTCCGCTGTGCGTTCAGCTGCGTCTGTCGCAGCGTCCCTGATTTTCTCAAGGGCGGCATACATGGCGTCAAACTGGTCAAGATTGATTTCTCCGGCAGATAGAGCGTCCATCAGCGTTTGCACCTGTCCGTAAAAATCTTCCATTGCAGCATAAGCCGGGTCGATCAGGCGCTTGATCGCTTCAAGAGAATCTGCCATGGTCTTTGCCGCTTTTTGTGCCTGCTCACTTTCTGTCCGCCATCGTTCGGCCTGAGTTGCGGCGGCGGCCATAGATTCGGCGTATCCGGGCGGAAGTGGCGGCATGTTGGCGGTTTCTTCGGCAACGGCCTGCAGCGCGTCGTTTAGTTCCTTGAGCTCTTTTTTCGTTTTTACGACGGCTTCACCAAACCCTGGCGGCAGGGGCGGCATGTTGGCCATTTCGTTGGTTGCCAGGGCGGCCTGCAGTTCCTTGGTTGCTTCCAGGTTTCTATTGTAGCTGTCAAGCGCATCAATGGCGGCTTGCAGGGCCGCTTCATCGTTCGATGTCCACCAGAAGTTCCCAGCCTTCTGGCGCTTCAATTCATCAACCGTGATCTGTAAGCCCTTCAATTCAAAGTCGGTATTTTTAAGCAGCGCAATGGCTTCGTCTGGCCCGGTGGTTAAAAACTCCCAGAAAGACAGCTGCCCTTTAGAATAGGCATCGTAAAGCGCCAGGGTGTTGGTCAGGCGGCTGAGCGATTCGGTCACACCACGAATAGCAGCCTCACCGCCGCCATCGCCGAGGGCACGGATAAACTGATCCCACTGATCTCTCAGGTTTGATATGGCCCCGCCTAGCGTTTCCATCTGCCGCGCCATGCCTCCGGCAAACTGCACATCACCGATTTGGCGCAGGTAACCTTCGATCTCGCCCGCATTGTTGCCGATGGTGGTGGTCACGCCCTGAAAGGTCAGGCTGACCTGATCGCCCTGCTGCCGGGCCTTGATACCGAATTCTTTGAGGCGCTCGAACTCGCCGGTGGCGGCGTCGGCGACTGCTTCGATCATCTGATTCAGGCTTTTTCCCATGGCGCTGGCGGTGTTGCCGTAGCTGTTGAGCGCTTCCTGGCTGGCGTCCAGACCAAGGGACTTCATTTTGATGAAAGCGTCGGTGACTTCGGTCAGCTGGTAGGGCGTGGTTTTGGCAAAGTCTTGTATTTTTTCGAATTCTTTTTTAGCCAAAGAAGCCGACCCGGTCACGGTGACAAGGCTGGCCTGGAGGCGGTCGAATTCGGTGTTGACGCGAATCATTTCGCGGGCCATGGCAGCGAATGAAAAACCGGCCAGCATGGGGCCAAGCGTCCTCATGACTGAGGCGAGCGCGCCGCCCTGGCTGGCCATGCGCCCCATTCCCGCACCAGCCTTGTCGCTTTCGGCCCCCATGCGCCCGGTTGACTGCGAAACACCCTTGGCCGAGTCACTTACCCGATTTAGCCCGGTCACGACGGCTTTATCGCCGTCGATCGCTAGTTCCAGCTTTAATTTCATCAGGCCTGACATGTTATTTCCCGTTCTTCGTATCTTCAGCCAAGGTTGACAGGTACAAACTGTCGAGTGCTTCGATCTGTTCAACTTCCCAGGGCGACGGGTTGATCCCGGCCAACCTGAAAAAGTCGTGCATCGCGGTATGGGTCAGAGCGGCAGGACCGAACCCGCCGCCACGACGGTTACTCATGCGCAGAAACCATTTCCAGATATGCTCTACGCAATACGGCATGTCTGGTTCGTCGCTCAGCAGATCGCTGCGGCCGGTCTGCTGAGCGGCTTTTTCCAGATGTTGCCTAGGGGTTACTCCATCCGCGCCGGGTCGGTCGTGACGGAAGCGCCATTCTGCTGCGGTGCGGAGCTGGTCCGCACATTGGGCAAAAAATTGGTAACGTTATCCATACCGGTCTGCACCTGCTGACGTAGCCAGAAGAAGCCACGATCGGTGATCAGTTTGCGGAAGTTTTCTTTGGTCGCTTCCAGCTCGATCCCGGCATCAAGTTCGATGGTCTTTTTGCCTTTTTCAGACCAGCCGATAAAACAGGCGGTCATGCGTTCGACTAGGGCGGCCTGCTGCTGGTCATAATCGAGCCCGGCGGAAAAATCTCTGGTACGCTTGGCGTGCTCACGCTGCCGATTGGATATTTTGCGCTCGGCGTCGGTGTAGGCCTGCGAGTCGCTGCCGTGCATGGTAATCGTGATGCCAAGCGGTACCCCGCTGGCCGGGTGAAAAAGTTCGATATCGATACCAGCGTCAGCGGCTGATTTGGTGTTCAGATCGTTTAATGCCATGGTTTTAAATCTCCGGTTAATAGTTGTTTAATTGTCCAATAGTTTCGGGGCCTGGCTTATCGGCCCAGCATCGCCGATGGCCTCAATCTCGACATGCTCAAAGGTCAGGGCGACTTGCGCAAGACCTCTAGAACCAGTTATCTGCCATAACACGGCCGTGACCCCTTCGACCGCCTGGCCGGTTTCGGCATCGATAATCTGAGTACCGCCGCTGGTCCCATCACTGATAATTTTGATCTTCATGACTAAAGAGCCGATTCCTGGGTATTCATCAGCGTTGCCATAATCGAGGTGCCGTTGGCACCATCGTCCCAGTAGGCTGTCCAGGGCAGTTCGATCAGGATGCCCTTTTTGTCTTTGATGATCGGGTCGGTTTCCTCAAAGATCAGCTCGTCGATATTCAGGGTCAGTTTTTCATTCCCCGCCGTGCCGTCGCCCGCCCCTCGGGAAACAATGACTTCAACCGAACTTTCGGTCCCGGCGGCTGCTTTTATCAGCAGGGCCTCAGAGTCGAACAGGGCGGTCAGGGAGCCAGAAACAACCGTGGCCCCTTCGGGGATGTTGTAGCGTTTGCCCCCGCCGCCGATGCAATAAACCCCTCCGTCCAGGTCGTTTTCCAGCTGCCACTTCAGCGCGGTCACAATGGCAATACTGGAGCCGCCTTCTTTAATCGTGGCCTCGTAGCCATCGAACGGGTTGTGACCCAGATCAACAGCAGCCGCATCGAAGGTGGCAGCCTCGATGCTTCTGTCGATGCCGAGGAAATCAAGATCGATCGGCAAAATGCCGCTGGGATTCACTTCAAAACCGATCTTGTTGCACTTGCAGCCGAAGTAACGGAAATACTTGCCCAGATCGGTAAAGCCCTTTTCGATGGTGTGATAGGGCAAACCCGACCCGATCTTAAACACATGGGTGTAGGGGCCGGCGCCGGTGGTCGTAACTGCGCCGAAACCCATCATCAGCTGGCGGGCCATAAACGGGTTCAGCTCGGTTTTCAGGTTGCCCGCCACCGCCCGATTGCCCCGCGTCGGCCGTGACGCATTACGGCTGGAGCGGATGATGTTCGATTTAGTCAGCTCGGTTTTGCGCTGCAGCGATTCGTTTTCGAACGGGAAAATCTGCCCGGCGGGTACTGCAGGGACAGCGCCTGGGGTTGTTTCCGGCCCTGAAATTGTGATGACGCCATTTGCGCCGGTTGCCTGTGCCATGGGTTACGCCTCCTTCTTTTTCGCTGGAGAAGTGGCATTCACTTCCCGAAATTTAATATCTGTTCTGGCCAACAGGTTTTTGGCCAATGCATCGTCGACCGGTTTTGACTCGCCGCGTTTGAATTGCCCGGCAGCACCAGCGGTGATGCATGCGGGGCCGTGGTCATAGCAAAGGTGTTTCATGGGGTCCTCCGTTTAGGGGGTGAAGAGTCCGGTCGCCGTGTAGTTGAGCCCGTAAGCCAGCTTGCCGTTTTCGCTGTGGATCAACCCTTCGCTGACCGGCCAGAGCCAGGCGTTGTTGCCCAGGGCGAAACCGATCAGCTTGCTGTGCACCTGCTCGATCAGCTGGTAGCAGCCCTGGGCGGCAGCATCGAGGCCGCGTAGCGACTTGTCGACAACCACCACAGTCCAGACCATTTCGCGATCGGCCGATTTGCTGCCCATCACCTTGTTCGGGCCGAACTGCCCGGCGGTGTAGACCAGGAAAATGCCTGGCAGCCTGGCGGCCTGTTTGATCAGGTCGTCGATCTCGCCGCCCCAATCTTCGATAGTTTTGGGGCCGACAATCTCTTTCAGGCGGGCGAGAATTTTTTCGCTGGTGGTCGTGATCATGGTTTAGTACCTGTCCAGAGTGTCAGTGCCAAAGAGCCTGTCGGGTGTCTTGACCTGTACGCTTTCAGTGGTCGTTTCGGCGATCTCGGCAACGTCAAGAGTTATCAGACCCGACTGAATCAGACCAAGCTGTTTGCGGGCATCGGCCGCAGCGTCCACGATCGCTTCCGGCGTTTCCAAATGGGGCCGCAAGCGATAAAGAGCCTGACAGCACAGGGCAATAGCGAGGCCGTTCAGCAAGCCCGGTACCGGGTTGAGCGGCAGGGTGTAACGACTGCGCAGATACCCGTTGATCAACTCATCCTGCCGCGCGATGACCTTGGCGACTACCGTGCTGTCGACCATGTCGGTGTTGTCATTGTCGGTCAGCTGGATCAGGTCATCTTCGGGGATGCCGCCCTTAATAATGTCGTCTTGCGTGCAATACATACTCTCTCCGCTTGTTTGATGATTCAGCCTGCAGGCCGGGGCGAATCAACGCCCCGGCGATAAAGGGTTATTGCGCGGCAGTCAGTTCGGCACGACGCTTGTCGATCGCTGCGACCACCGTGCTTCGCGCTTCGCCTTCGGCGAGACTGTCAAGAGCTTCGATAGTTTCCGCAGCTTCGGCAAGCTTGATCGAATCCTTGGCGTTAGGACGATCTGCACCGCCGCTGCCCGACAACGCGTCAGTCGCGATCGCCACAATGCCGCGCGCTGCCAAACGCTTTGCTTCCGCCTCTTCGAGTTCGAGAGCTTCTCCCGGGTTATAAATTTTGTCGGTCTGTACGGTCCGACCGGGGTTCACTGTGCAATTCATCTGTTTTCTCCCTTTGGTACGGGGCGTATGGGCGATGTACGGGCGTATTGCGTACGGGCGTATGGCGTACGGGCGTATGGCAATACGCCCCTACTACATCGGGTTTTATGCGGCGCAGACCTCGGCCCAGATGACACACTCGGGCTGAAACAATACCGGCAGCGGGCGGGACTCGACCTTGACCCAGCGGCCGGAGGGGTCTTCGACCTCCCACGACTTGCTGAAAAACAGATCGGCGGCCTTGCCTTTGCCGACTCCACCATCGGCCTTAAGGTCAATCACCGGCGCGTAGAGTTCCGCCGCGTTTTCCGAGCTGATGCCAACAATGGCAAAGACGTTGTCGGGGATCAGTTGCTGACGAGCGCCAGCGGCGTCTTTGTAGGTGCCGAAATATTCTTCGATGGAACAGCCCGCCAGAAAGGCAATCCGTCCCTCGTCGGCCAACTGCTTGCCCGCGTTGTACTTGAGCAGTTCCAGAGCGGCCGGGTTGGAAATCAGGGCGTCCATCGCCTTGCTGCCGCAGATGGCGACGAATTTATCGACCCCGACCCGATCACCGATATATTTCTTCCAGGCGCGAATGTTCACCACCGGATCACTACCGGCATCGGTCCACATGGCGACCCCGGCCAGCACCGGTTTCTGTGCGGCGGGAAAGTTGTAATCAACAATCACCGCGCCACTTTCATCGACCACCTGTCCTGAAAGGGCCTTGATCGCCATGAATTCACGGGTGCGGTCGACATCGCCGCGCATATCGGACTGCTCATCGGCGACCCGCTCCTTCATCAGTTCCGGCGCGACCTGCTCACCAAAGGCGCGCATCGAGTCGAGATCGGCCGCTGAAATATGGCGTTTTTCGGCGAAGCGCGGCGCCTGGCAGGTCACGGTTTTGCGGCCGGTTTTGTCGGTGACCTGGGCGGCGTCTGAAACGCGGATATTTTTGAGCAGACGCTCAGAGCTCGACTTGATATCCCAGGCGAAGAGTCCAGAGAGTTGACGCTTCTTGCGCCCGAAGATCAGATCAAGGACATGAGTTTTGACCGGGCGCATTTTGTTGACGGCGGCGGTCAGGGTGCGAGTCTGAAAAATGGCGTTGACCGTTCCGGCGATGCCAAGCAGCGGCCAGGTCAGATCGGTATCAACCGGGGAAGCGGCAAACAGGGTTGCCGGGAAAAGGGCAATGGCGACGGTAAAGAGCATCAGCCAGAACCCAAGAGTGGAAAAATGATTTTTCATGGTGGTACCTCCGTAAATAGATGATTCGTAGGGGTGTGATTTATCGCGCCCAGGTTGATATGCGAAAACGGGTTTAGATAAAGATGATGCCGCGTGCCTCAAGCGCATCTTCGCCCGCCTGATCAAGGCCGGTGATGTTGCGCTTGTTGTAAACGCCAGGCATGCCGACAACCGCTTCGACATCAGCGGCGGCCGCATCGGCGTCTTCGAGTAGAATGCCGATCGGGTTTTCACTGCCGTCGACATTCGCGGCGGCGTAGGCGGCCAGCTTACGGCTGGCGGTCACGCGGCCGACGACGGTTCCGGCGACCAGATCAGCACCGGCGACGATGGTCTGCTGTTTGCGCACCGGCCCGTAGCTGTCGTCGGCGATCAAATCTTTTTGCACCAAATCAATTTCTGTGGTCATGGTTGTTCTCCTTGGTAGGGGCGTGATTCATCGCGCCCTGTGCATCGCGCCCTGGTTAATTATTCGCTGCCGCCGCCGACATAGGCCGCGATCTCATCGCCGAGACGGTCGGCTTCTTCAAACTCGGCATCCTGGCGGTTCTTCTCATCCGCAGGCTTGACCATCTCCTTGAACAGGGGATGAGCGCTGAAGCTCTCCAGAAACTCGCGAAAGAAGTCGGCAGGGCTCTGCTTTTTGCCTTCACTGAATTCATACTCGCCCTGGTTTTCTTCAAGGGCGGCCATGAACTCGCCCAGCCCCTGGTCTTTCCAGGCGGGGAGCAGTTTGCCGGTTGTGATGCCGTCGTTGATGAAGGCGGCGATCTCTTTCTGCTTTGCACTCTTCTGCGCTTCGGCGAAATTGGCGGCGGCGGTGCCGAGCTTCTCCTTGAAATCAGCGGCCTGCTGCAACGCGGCCGCCGTCTTCTGACGTTCTTCTTTCAACATTTCCTCAAACTCTTCCTGGGTCATGGCTTCGTTCTCCTTTGTAATTGGTTGTTGATACTCTTCGAACGGGGCGTCTTCGTTGAAGATGAAGTCTTTCAGTCCTTTTATGGCCGGTGGCACCGCACCCAGAAAACCGATATGGCGCAAACTGCCGTCGGCATAGAAGCTGGCCGAGCGTTTCTTATAGCGACCGGCTTTCACCATTTCAGCGAACTGCGGTTCCACCTGCTTCAGCTTGGCCACCAGTAGATCCCCGACCCGTTTCAAGCCTTCGACCCAGCCATAGGCAGGGCCGTTGTTCTGCGGGTGGCCGATCACCACCGGTGCTTCGTTGTGCTCGGGGTTGTAACTGGCGACCGTCTTGTCCAGATCGTCCCGTGTCCAGGTGCGGGTTCGACCGTTGCTGTCGGTATGGTTTCCGGCCCGAAAAATCTCTATCCATTTATCCATCTGCTCTCTCCCTTGCTGGCGGCCCTGTAAACCGCGTTTAAACCCCGTTTAAAATCCCCTGTGTTGGCACCAACTCAATTCTGGCGGGGATAGCCCGCATTCAACCTGAGATCGCCGCCTGAACGTGATTTCTCAGTATGCTGAATATCTCCTGCCGATCCCCTGGGCCGATCCCCAAATAAGGCCGCGCCGGAATTGTGACTTTTCGGTTGCGTCCGGCCTTGCCGCCGAACTGGTGAATAGCTGCGTAAATCTTGCCGCTGCCAATAACGACCGAACTACGCGCGGCGCTGTAGTGGATCGAGTTACGCAGCTCGTGGCTGTCGGTCAGAATCTTGCGACCCGCCAGATAGCTTTGAAACGATGCGGTCAACATGCCGCGCTTGGTGTGAGTCGCCTTCTTCTTGCGCAGCGTGTAGCCCAGGTGGTAGCTGAGCACCTTGAGCGGCTTCCAGGGTGTACCGTCAGGGGCATGCTCGCCGCGAAAGTTATCTTCGGTGCTGCGCAGCAGATGTTCGCCGATCGCCTTCATGGCCGGGGTCAGATCGCTGGTCGCCTTAATGGCGTTGTTCAGCGCCCGCTGAACTCCCTGGTCTTCGATTTTTATGCTGAAGCTTTCGGCCATTTGCAATCCGCTCCTTTTCGGTTTAAACTTGCCCCCTAGGATTCGTTGCAGTCAGTTCGGAAGCCTTCCGACGCCTTCGGCCCTTGGGCCGTTGATGAGCGCTAGCGAGGTGGCAACTCGTTGACTGTCAGCGAATCCTTTCGTATTTTTGTCGCACCTCTTCGAGGGCCTTGGCCTCGGTGGTTTCAAACAAGGTCAGGAAAAAATTCTCCCGGCCATCCTTTGTGCGCTTGAGCGCCGCCCGGTAATACCGCCGGCCATCCTGCAGATAGATCAGTCGCTGTTCGTCCTGCCGGTAGACTTCGCCGCTATCCAGAATCTCAGGAATCCGGCGGTAATCCTTCAGGGCGATATCCGGATGCTTTTCAAGGTGTAATTTCAGGCTCTCCTGCGACAACCAGACGCTCTGCGCCTTGCTGCCAAGGGTGGCCATATCTTCTGGCCGCAACACGGCGACAGGAAAATCACCGTCAAGCTTGCCCCTGAAAAACTGCTCAAAAGCTGGCCCGCTCAGGGTTTCGCTCATCCATTTGCGCCCGAGTTCGGCCGGCAGGGTTTCGAACTTATCCAAAATCACCCGGTAGCCTTGTTCCTGCGCCTGGCCAACGTTGTAGGCCCACCCCTTCCCGATCCCTTCAGGCGACCCGGTTGCCGGGTCGATGTTGATCTCGGGGGCCTGGTCGGGGCCGGGTTTTCCGGCGCGCTTCAGATCCTGCTCATCCGCCGCAAATACCTTGCACTTACAGCCCCAGCCGTTGGGCGGGTAGTGGGTATTCCACCAGGGATCGCTGGCGGGCAGGGTCAGGCCGTCCCAGGCCAGGTGCTGCAGGCGCGGCTCGCGGCTGTCGCCGTGGCGGTATTCAAGGTAGGGCTTCAGTTTCAGCAAGTCGGGGTCGGTCAACTGCGTCCATCGTCCCGCCTGATATGCCGTGCGTATATTGGTGCGGTAGATCACCTCGCTGCGCCAGTTGCGACTGCCGTTATACGACCAGCCATGTTTTGCGACGATCTGGTCAAAATCCTTGCGGAAAGTCGCCAGGGTTGTCCCTTCGCTGAGCGCCTTGTCGACCGCCGCGCGAAAATCGCTGAGCAGTTCGGCCTTGGTCGCCCCGGCGATCATGAACCCCTTGGCGTGCTGCCCCTGCCAGAGATCGTCCCAGCGCGCGGTCGGGATATTGATCTTGCCCCGGAAGAACGCGACAGCCTCGGCAAATGGCTGATTAAAGGTCAGATCAATGCCCATTTAAAACCTCATGACGCCCGGCCAGATCGGCCAGCGTCAGCGCCTGGGCAAACAGCTCAGCCAGCTGGTTGGGGTCGAGATCGTCAGCGAGATTCAGCAGCTGGTCGCTGAACTCTTCAAGGCTGGTCGCCTTATCGAGCAGCTGCTTAACCTGGGTGATCATCCCTTCAACGGCGGGCTGTGCCGCCTGACTCAGCTTGGCCGCAACAATATCGGCGGTATCGGGTTTGGCATCGGTATGGCGTACGGGCGTATTGCCATACGCCCCTTCGGTGAACGCCTGCGGTGCCGACTCTTTTGTTTCAGCTGTCACTTCGAAATCATCGTCCTGCAGGTTGTAGGTGCGCTTGTAATAGCTTTTCGTGAACTTGACCCCGTTCTCACCAAGGGTTTTATCGCGCTCGGCAAAGTCGGTTTTGGGGTCATCCTCTTCGTACCAGGTGAACGATGGCGTCGGTACGCCCGGTGCGTTGATTTGGCCATAGATCCAGGCGATCTCTTCCATGGCGGTTTTAACCAGCTTTTGATCGGCGGCACGGTAATCGCCAAGGACGCCTTCGTGGACTTTGCCAGCGGCGTAACTGCCGCCCTTGTCACTGACATCAGCCGTCAGGGTCTGCCCCATGATGACCTTGCTCATTTCGGCGTTCATGGCGTCGATCAACCCGGCGTGGATCTCGGCTTTGCCGCTCCCCTTGGCTTCGAGGATCGCGACCGATCCCCCTTGCGGGATCACCGCCACCGCGTCGCGCACCATCTTGGTCAGGTTACTGAGCATGGTTTGCTGCTCGGCCGGGCTGGTGCCCTTGGCATATTGACCGATCAGAAACGGCATGCCGTATTTTTCCGCCAGAACGACCCAGAACTTGACCCCGCCTTTTTTAAAGACCGTCGGCCAGAAACAGCGGCTGAGCAGGCGCAGGCCGTTGGGGTTGTCATAGGTCGGGAAATGCCGGGCAAAGACAAACTTGCCAAAGGGAAGCTCTTCGCCGTCCCAGGGGTTGTTGCTGCTGATAAAGCGGGGTTCGTTCTGTTCGTTAAAGCCAAACCAGCGCGCCGGTTTCACTTCGAGATCCTTGATCTGTACGCGGCCTTTGCCATGCTTGTATTTGATTTCGATCGGGGTCATGCCGTAGAGCGGCGCATCGAGAATGCCCGAAATCAGGGCATAAAGGTCGACCCGCTCCAGGTCTTCGACCAGCTGATCGCGCAGCTTGACGGCGGCGGGGGCAGGCTTTTCCCCTTTCAGGCTATAGGGTTGGAATTCAAATTCTTTCTTTAAGGTGCCCAGCTTCCTGGTTTGAATAACGCTGCACAGATGGCCGTCGGCCGTCAGACGTTCGAGGACTTCGACCCCGTCACCCAGGGACGCCAGCACCGGATCAGGGTCAGGCAACAGCCCAAGCAGACCGTGCCAATCCCAGGCGGCGCTGCGGCTGGCGATATCTTCACCCAGCGCGGCACGATCGACAGATTCGCCAAAGCTTCTAAATTGATTGGGGCCGGTCCAGATGCCATCAGTCATAATTAATATCCCTGGAACATGGTGGAGGTTTCACGTGCTCCACCCGAGAGGATGGTGGTGTCGAGACCGGGCTGGCTGGCGGCCTCAATGGCGAGAGCCAGTGCCCAGAAGCGGTCAGCGTGCCCATCGGGCGTGCGCTCGGCGGTGAAGCGGATATTGCCGGCAGCGGTGGTTTGCTTGGTGACAGCGCGCAAATCGGCACGGATCTGCTTGTCGTAAGGGATACGCAACAGGCGATCTTCCATTTTGGCGCGGACCGGGTAGGCCAACGCCTCTTTGACGCGTCCCGAGAATGTGACGCACTCGACACGTTCCTCGCCGAACTTGTCCTGGGCATCATCCCCCCAGCCAATACCCAGCCCGGTGTAATCCATACAGGTGCGCTCGGCCTTGGCCATCACCGGCCACAAAATCGCCTCCTGTTCACTCTTGCGCATGTTCTGCAGGCAGATAACGTCGCGGGTATAGAGCACGTCGCCGAGCAGTTCGAACAGCCAGAGTACGGTCAAGTCTTTCTTGCGACCGATATCGACCCCGGCGAACAGGCGACCACTTTGCTTGGTTTGCCAGTCGATGCCGCGCCCGTATTCGGCGCTGGCGATCAGGTCATATTCGAGAAAAGCGACATCATCGTCGGCCGGTTCGCACATGTACTCCTGGAGGAACGATTCTTCGTCGGCGCAGCCCGACTTGACGAAATCGAAATATTCTGCTTCGTCCATCGCCTGAATCTGGTCATCAGCGGGCAGGCTCTGCTGCAGCTTGTAAAGAAAACCCTGCTCCAGCGCATCTTGCAGGGTGACCCGGTGCAGGCTGATCTTCTTCGGGTTGCCCTGCTCGCGGGCTTCACGCACCAGATCGTTGAAGTAGTTCTTACTGCCGCGATGGGTGCTGAGCACCTCCATCGAGCCGCCCCAGGTGATGCCCGGGTAAGCGATGCTCCAAAGCTTACGCGGGTCGGGGTTCAAGGCGAATTCATCGAGCACGCGGCCACCGCGTTTGCCCGCCTGGGCATTGGGGTTGCTGCTCATTGAGTTGATGCGCTTGCCGTTGGCAAACTTGAGCACGTAGGCGCTGATCTTCTCTTTCGGGTCAATGACCACCTCGCCCAGATCCTCGGCGGCGATCGCCAACACCTTCGCCCACATCTTGCAATCTTCGATAAACAGCCGCGCTTGAATATCGTCCCGCGACGAGACCCACTGGTCGTGTTTGTTGCCCTGCATGGCGGTGCGCTCATCGCAGGCCCAGGCGGTGCTCCACGAAAGGCCAATCTGGCGGCCCTTCTCCATCAGCTTGAGGCGGCTCTTGTCTTTGATCCACTTCCCCTGATAGGGCAGGAAGATCCCCGACGGGCTGGCCGGTATGATTTTGGCGTTGCCTCTAGCCATTGATTCCCAGAGCCTCGTGAATCAGTGCGATAGTTTCAGGGGTGACACCTGCTTTGCGCGCGGTCTGGTCGACCGTCTTGGCCGCATCGGCCAGCGCCTGCTGGCGGATCTCTTTTTCACGTTCGACGTTCAAATTGGCGGCCTTCTCCAGGCGCATACTGGTGAGGGCCAAATCCTTGAGCATGCCGACAATCGCCGGGGCTGATTCGTCATCAATCTGGCCTTCTTGCAGAATCAACGAAATATCAAAGCTTAAAGTTCTGAGCATCTCGTTAATCAGGTTGCCGACCTGGCCCTGAGGTTGGCTGCCAAACTTGCCAATCCACACTTCGGCCATCTCGCGCGATTCACGCATGCGGCGCCCGACTTTCTCCATTTGCAGGGCGTAGCGATTGACCGCCGATTTGCTCAGCCGTTCCGGGTGCTGCATCTCTGCAAGGATCTGGTTGATACGTTCGACCGCGTCTTTCTGGGTGACCTTGCGGTCGCGCAGCAGCTCGTTCAGCTGATCGCGGACCGCGTCGGGTAACAGATCGATACTGGATTGCTGCTTGCCCATCAGCCCATCCCCGGCGAAGGAGGCTGCACGCCCGGCACAACCGACAGACCTTTGGCCGCATCGAGGCCGCTTTGAGTAATGCGCGCCACCATGAAGCCTGAAACGTCGTTGATGGTGACCAGGCCCTGATCCTTAAGCCAACTGATCAGGGTGCGCACCTTGTCGCGGGTACATTTGGGGCAGCGACGATTCACCTCAAACTGCAAAATGCTTTCGTTGCTTTCATAACCGCCCTCGGCCAGAAGCCGCAGAACCGTAAGTCGTTGGTGCTCTGTGAGTGTCTGTTCGTAAGTCAAGATTTGCCTCCCTGATTCATCAAGTGCTGCTGGATAATGTCGAGACTTTTGCCAACGCCTTCCATGCGCCCGTCGGTCTTTTCGACAATGCCCTCGACTTTGCGCAAGCGAATGTCAAAGGTGTCGTGATGGCTGCACGACGGCCGGGCGGCAAGTTTTTCCGCTAATTCCTGGTTCACTCTTTCGGTGTGGTCCATGCGTCTTTCCAACCCTGAAAAGCGTTTATTGCGGTTGCTCCACCAGGTGTAGGCGGTGTTTGCGAGCACAGTGAGCAAGACCAGCATGTCGGCCCAGAACCGCCAGGCGGTGTAATCAGGCTGCGGTAGTGTCACAAGGGCCTCCAGTTCTCATGCAGGGTTTGGCAGCCGATACAGCGTTGGCAGCCGGGCATGGCCTTGCGGCGCGCCTCGGGGATCGGTTCTTCACAGTCAATGCAAATCCCCCCGGCTTCGCCACCCCCCTTTGACAAAGGGGGGCCGTGGGGGATTTGCCTGCGGTAGTGGGCGGCCATGGCATGCTGCTGATAGAACTCGTTGTGATACTGCGCGCGGTCGATATCGTCAGCCATGCCTACCCCCCGAAGACGCGCGGCGGTTTGAGGCTGCGGCGATTTTTGCTGGCGGTTGTCCAGCGGATCAGGCGCAGCGGGTAGCTGAGGCCGTACCCGGCACCGAGCAGCAGTGCAAAGACAGGGTTTATTTTAATGTCACCCATTTGCTTTGACTTTTTGCACGGCCGCCTCCAAGGCGGCGTTAATCATAGAGATTGTGACCCCGGCACCGATTTCAATGCCGCGCTGGCGCAGCTGGCCCAAAATAAGTTTTTGTGCACGGGCGCGCTTATCGTCGTCGCTTTCGCTGTCGGTGGCGGTCTGGGCCACGGTCTGCACCGCACGGGTGGCAGTTTCGGCAAGGATTGGGCCGATTTCCGACAGAAAAAGTTGCAAAAAGGGTTTCAGAAACCCACCCAGGCGGGAAAAGATGAGTTTTAACCAGGTCATTGTTTGTGCCTCCAGAGGTTGGTGAGCCAGCGCAGCAACAGGCTGTCCCAGTTAACGAACCAGGTCCGGGAAACCATGAACGCAGCCGTGAATTTATGGCTTTTGGGGTTTTTGCTTTGCCAGAACAGGGGGCCGCCGAAATGCTGCACGGCCTCGTAGTAGACCAGTACCCGTTGTTGGCGCAGCCAGCGCAGCCACCAGGGGCCACCGGCGGCGCTGATCAGCCGCAGCAGGTTGTTACGGAACACGTCGTCGGCCTCTTCTTTATCGGCCTGGGTTTTGCCCATGACGTACATCCAGTCATGGATATCGCAGGCGGCAGACACCGGGACGCCCCAGATGGTTTCCGGCACCAGCTCGCCCAGCCAGCCGCCTGGGCCGCAGCCGTTGGCGACCTGTGCGCGTACGTCGGGGCGGGCGGCGATGTATTCTGGCGGTGCGTACAGGGTGACGGTTTTGGTCATGGGCGGCTGTCTCTCCAGTCGATCAGGCCGCAGCAGATAGCCTCGGCGATAGCGTCTTGAGTTTCTGGGTCGGTAAGCCAGGCACGTTCGGCGGGGTTGGATAAAAAGCCCATTTCAATCAGAATTGCTGGGCAATTGGTGTTGTCGAGCACGTAGTAATGCGCTTCCTTGTCGGGGTCTCCATCGCTAAAGTCGGCACGAAAGTCAGAAGCAGGAAAGGACTTTTGCAGCCATTCGCAAACGCAGGTCGCGGCGGGGTCGGCATCTGTGAGCCCATGGCTGGTGAACACTTCAATGCCATGGACACCAGGGCTGCTGAACGAATTGCAGTGCAAGCTGATAAACAGATCCGGCTCGGTCAAATGCTCGATCTGCACCCGGTCTTCCAGCTCGACCGGGTGGTCATCCTGGCGGGTATAGCGCACGGCGAATCCGGCGGCGGCCAGCTTGCCGCCGAGGCACAGAGCAACCAGCAGGTTGACTGCCGCCTCGGCGACGCCGTCATGGATCGCTCCGGGGTTATTGTGGGACGGGTGGCCTGGGTCGATCAGAATGCGAGTTTTTCGGTTCATGAGATTCCCCGTATGCATTTAGCCGACGTTGGTGGCCGGCAAGAAAACCGGGGTGTTGCCCGGCGCGCAATATGGTTACGGGGGTTAGATTATTGGATGAGGGCGGGGTTGTTCAGATGAAGTTCTTCAGGAAAAACAAAGGCCCCGTCCGGGGTGGGCGGGGCCTTTGGAGTAATTTGAAATCGAGTGCTGAGCTGTGATCCTGTGGGGTGCCTAAACTCGATTAATTTAAGTTGCAGACTGCAGGGTTTCGAAATGTTCCATCGCCAACAATAATAAGTTTTCCTCTGCGTCTCCTTGGTGTATAGCAGTGTTGCACTTACTCCCAGGGTCATGAGTTTTTGCCTAGCTACTGACTGTCGTACTCATCTTCCTCATTTTCTGCATCTGCCCTTGATTTTTTGTGCCTTCCTACCGCATAGCCACCACCGCCTCCAGCAATGAGAAAAATAATTGCCTTGATGAGTTCCATTGCGATTTGGTCTTTACCTGAATAAATTGCATAGCACAAAAACAGACATATTATCGCGATCACGGCAAAACAAAAGAGCAGGACAGTTCTCTGGCTGCTAAGACTATGCGTTCTTGCTTCTTTGCGGTCAGCGACTTGAGCGTCTAATGAAATTTTGGAAAATTGGAAGCTATGAACATCTGCCTGCTTTTGCAGCTCAAGCTCGCGGGCTTTGATCTCAAGCTCTTTGGTCTGGTTTTGCAGGAAATGTTGAATAAGCTCTGTGGGCGGTTCTTTCCCCGGCTGGATAAGTGTTTGGGAGCCTTTGCGTGATTGTGTCATCTTGCCTCGTAAACCGGGGTGCGTAGTAAAATTGCAATTTTTCCCATAGACCTTTTACCTACACGGGGGGGGATAATACGGACAGACCTAATATTTTCTCTTTCCGCTTCAGTGAGGTTTAAAAATTCTTTTGGCGAAAGGACTCTTTGCGTCGCCGCCCCTAACATTACGGTCCGCATATTTTCACCTCTGTTCCTTGTCATTTTAGCCAACATTTTGCAGGCTTCTCCCTATTATACACGAATAACAGAAATAGCGCTGAGGCAATGTCAACAGCGCCATAAAACTATATATTAAAATGGTTCATTGTATACAACAGGCCGCAAAACGTTGTCAAATCCGCGCAGATTAATCATTCGAACAGCTTCCCCTGCCGCTGATGAAATTCTTCTTCTCGCACCCGCGCGACAATGCTGTAGATCTGGCGGGCGGTCAGGTCGTAATCTTTGGCGAGGATCAGGGTGTTGCTGCCGTTAAATTTGCGCCAGATCTCGCGGTCGCGCTCGCACAGGGTTAAGGCATGGCCTTTGGGGATATAAAGCTGCTCGCCGCCGTAGGTGTGGCGCACCATGTCGGCAGCTTGCCGGGCCAGCTCGCGGGCCTGATTTTTAGCGACACCACTTGACGCCAGACCGGTGGCCAGGGTGTCGGCGATATCGTAGAGAATTTGCAGGCCGCGACGGTCTGTGGGTTGATCCATCATCTCAATAACTCCTTGATTTTCTGCGCGGCTTCAATGCCCCGCGCGGTGTCGGCGGCGGTGCGTGGTGGTTCTTCCAGGCTGCGTTGGTGCGGCCGTTGGGGCATGTGGGGTTTGAGGGCCGCGGGGTCGGGCCAGTCTTTTAGGGGCTGTTGTAATAACCCCTTAAACGCGCGATAAATACGGGGCCGGTCGATGGCTTCGACGGTGAGTTGATAGCTGCCGGTGAGGGCAACATGCCAAATGTCGGCGGTGAGGGCAATGGTATCGGCGGCGGGGGTGCCGGGGCGCGACAGGGCAACCAGGGCCTGCAACCCGGCGGCGATTTCCTGCCGCAGCCAGTCGCCCCCGGCCCATGTGTGCAGGGCTTGTAACGCCTGGGCGCGTTTGCCTTTGGCCGGCGGGGCGGCTGGCGTGGTCAGGGCGGTTGTTAGTGGCGCGGCCAGGGTGACCGATTCGAGCACCCGTTTTAAATAATTGTGGTTTTTTAAGGGGCGCACATCGCCGCTTTCGCGTTTTTGGCGCATAGATTCAACGGTTTCAGCCAGCGCCTGCGCCATGGCCGCCGCGTCGGCGGGGATGTCGACCACGGCTTGCGCCAGCTTCAGCGCCCGCTGGTGTGATAGATCGCGACCGGCGGGGCGAAACAGGCCCAAATACCCGACCAGCGGCCGAAACAGCGGCCCGCTATTCGCCAGCAGGCGCAGCAGTTCGCGCCCGGCGTCGTCGGCGGTGTAGGCTTCTAAGCTGTTACTGGCGTGGCAACTGGGGCAACGGAGTTTCATTTTCGCTCCTCGAAATCGCGGCAAAACTGGCTGCTTTTTGTAGTGATAACCTTCGTCCCCGCCCAGCCGGTTTTGCGGCAGCGCCCAAGGTCGTAACTGTCACGCAGCCAAAATACACAAAACCCGCAAATGCGGGGGCCATTGTCCGGTATCCGCTGTTTCATACTCGCCCCCGGTATTTTTCTTCTTTTGCCAGGGCGGCCTCAAAGCGGCGGTTGAGCAGAAACCATTCCGGCGTCCCCGCCTTCTCTCTCATCGCATCGGTCAGTCGGCCGATTTCCTCGACGGTCTCCTCGTAGCAGCGCCAGGCGTGCAGGTCTTCCAGCTTTTTTTCAAGTTGGCCGCCGGGGAGCCGGGCGAAAACATGCGTTTCGACCAGCAGAGCGAACAGGTCCTCTTTGCTGTATTTCATACAGACCGCGTATTGCGGGTAATCGCTGTATTTTTTCAAATTTTCCTCCATTTATACACCATTACCGGCCCCAGCATCAGCGACCATTCCAGCACGTCGTATGGCTGGTCGCAGCGCTCGAATCCCCAGCATTTCCACCAAACCCGCAGCGGCCCGCCGTAACTGATGGTCGTTCTGGTACATTTAAACCACAAGTTCATTGTTCCCCCTCCAAGAGATCCCAGGCCATATCTAGCAGCCTGCGGGCGTTGTCTCCGTCTCGGCCATAGTTCCCGCAGACATACTTCAGCCGTTGCAGGCAGGCCGCGTCGATCTGGTATTCATCGATATGCGGGCGGTCGGTGTTGGTCAGAATCGCGTCGATCAACTCTTGCTCGGTCATTTCCCCTCTCCACTTAAGTCCCACCCCTCGCGCTTGGCCTGCATGCGCAGGGCGGTGATGATTTTGTACAGGTCGCGGTCGGGCACCCAGGCGATGCGCTCGACTTTGCAAATGCGTTTGGCGAGGGCGTCACCATAGGCCCATGGCTTGCCGCCGATGGTGAGCAGGGCTTCGATTTTCGCCAGCTGGGCGGCGCGGCTGTTGTAACTCCGACCAGCGGGAAACAGCGGCCCGCTATTCGCCAGCAGACGCAGCAGCTCGCGGCCTGCGTCGTCGGCGGTAAATGCTTCGAGGCTGTTACTGGCGTGACAACTGGGGCAACGGAGTTTCATTTCAACTGTCTCCGTACGTTGGCTGCGATCCCGGCGTTAAGGCTGGCGTCTTTGCCTTTTTTTGCCCCGGCGACGGCGGAATTAAAGTCTGACCCCTTAAAACCTTTGCTTTTTCTTGTTCGCCCTTTGCCCAGATTGGGGTGTTCTTTTTCAGTAAACGCAACGATTGCGGCCTCTTGCTCTGGGGGCAAGGCCAGCCGGCGAACTTTACTTGAAACCTGCCAAACCCAGGCGGTGCAAAAAGCGTCGGCGCGGCGCACCTTTGTTTCCCGGCCGCAGCGTTTCATGCCTGCAATGTGCTCGCGCCGATCACGATCCAGCTGCCGGCGCAAAACGTCAAACGCATAGCCGGCCAGTTCAGCGGCGGATTCGATGCCGATAAAGCAGACGCGGCTTTCCCATTTGCCCCACGAAACTTCGGTGGCTGTCATAAAAAGATGGCAACCGAGTGAGGATGCCACCATGCCCGCCAGGGCCTGCACGTGTTTTGCTGGAACCTTTGCTTTGGCCATGGGGCCTTCATGGGTTTTTACGTCGGATGCGCGCACGTCCTGTATCGTAAGGTTATGTTCTTCCATCAGGCGCTGAGCGTGTTCCATGGCCAGTGCAGCTTCGTGGACGTTGGCCGATTTAGAAAGGGCCAGAAGTTTCTTTATTTTTTCGATGTATTTCATTCGTTCAACTCCCAGCCTTCGCGTTTGGCCTGCATTCTCAGGGCGGTGATAATTTTGTACAGCTCGCCGTCGGGGACCCAGGCGAGGCGCTCGACCTTGCAAATGCGCTGGGCCAGGGCATCGCCATAGGCCCAGGGTTTGCCGCCGATGGTGAGCAGGGCTTCGATTTTGCCCAGCTGGGCGGCGCGGCTGTTGTAACTGTCCATATTGTGCGGGCGGCCGGGGTATTTGGGGCCGTCGATCAAACTGCGCAGATGGTCTATAACTTCGGCCCGCTGTCGCCAGTTGAGTTTGGCCGAGGATTCCTTGCCGGTGATCTGGCGCAACATGCACCGGTATTCATCGTCGTTCATGCCCAGGTTTTTCTTGGCCAGAATGTGGATTTTAGCCAGCTCGACATTGCGGAATTTATCTTTTGCTTGACTCATGGCGACCTCTTTTTGTAGTTTCACCGAACGGGGGGCTTAACGGCCACCCTGAAGAGACCCGGCGCTCCCCCCCTCCGCGCTGGGTCTTTTGTGTTTTGGCGTCTTATCGCCGACCTGATAGTTCTTGCGGTCGGCGTATTCCTGCTTTTTCCCTTCATTCCACTGCTGCACCGGCCGAAAGAATCCACAAACGCGGGCCCACACTTCGGTTTTTTCCTGGCATTTCCGGCTCATTTGACTTCACTTATCCCCGCCACGTTAACCATGAGCGAGGGCTGGCCCTTGTACCTGAGATAGGTGCTCATCGGCACAACCAGCTTAACTCCCAGACAGATGAACGCCTGATCGTTGGCAATATCGGTGCGCTCTAAAATTTGGATCGCCTCAACCTGCTGCGGGAAGCGGTCATTTATCTTCGCTTTAGCCATGGTTTAATCCTTGGTTAAAAAACCCCGGCGGGCAGGAGGGTACCCGCCGGGTAAAGGGTTGGCTGCTCATCAGGCCCAGTGCGCCAGTTCTGGACGACCGGCCCCGTGGGGCGCGGTTTCGCTTTGGTGTGTAGGGGCGTATTGCCATACGCCCGTACCCGTACGCCCCTACGGTTGGGCATAAACCCGCGTTTCGGCCTGGTCGATGAAATACTGCACGGCGTCAAATTTTGCCTTGACCCTTGGGGCCGGAGGTGAACAGGCGATAATCGACCAGGCGATAACGACGGCGACCAGGGTTTTCATGCGCGCTGATTCCATGCGTCGCGGGCAACTTCGCTGCTATTGGCGCGGGGGCCGGATGCTCCGCAAAAGTTACAACACACCCAGAAGGCTGGCGGCACTGGATACTTCATCAAATAAGAGGTCTCATATTCCGTGTCGTTGCTGTCGCAGAATGGGCAGGGTTTGATGGCTTCGATGCTGTTATACGGGGCTTGTTGTTCGCTCAGCACGCGACTTCCTCCAGCTCGGTTTCAAACGGGGTAATGACAAAATCTTCGCCCTGGGTGATGGTGACCCCTTGCAGGGTTTGCGCGACGTCGGGTTCTGCGAGCATGGCTTCTTTGTTGACTTCCTCGGCGACGCGGATAAAGCGCGAAAGCCCGAGTTTTTTGCAGGCTTCGATGATGCTATCTTTGCCGCGCAGGCCGACTTTGGGCGGGCGCATGCGCCAGTTAATTTTGCCGCTGGCGAGCTGGGCGAATTTAACCTTGCCGTCATTGGTGAGTTTGGCACGGTTGGCTTCGGCCCAGATTTGCACGCCTTGCGACAACTGGTGGATATCGTTACCCAGCGGCAGCGCTTGTTGTTCGTAGCGCTGTTTTACTGCGGCGAGTTCATCGTTCATGCTGGCCTGGATCCGTTCACGCTGGCGTTGCAAGCGCCCGATTTCGGCGATATGTTCGACGGCTTCGTCGTGGGTTTGGGGGACGAGCAGGGCGGTGACCTGGTGTTTTATGCGGGCTTTTGCCATGGTTAGACTCTCCTTTTGGGAATATCGATTGTGCCGCCTGCCACCAACAACCTGGCGTTCTGGGTGGCGCGTTTCAGGGTTTCGCGACGTTGCTTACAGGGCTTGTAGAGGCGGATCGCGTTGTCGCCCGGGGTTGCGGGTTTGGTGTGGGCCAGCCACAAGCAGCCGATGGCGGCAACGGCGAGCAGTACGAAGATGATGCTGGCGCAGAGATAGACTGTGCTCATAATTTGCCCCTTTCGCAGGCTTTGCAGGCGCGGTACTGCTGCACCCGTTCGTGATTGCCACCGGGACGCAGGCGGCGGCGATGTTCGGCGCAGGTGCCGAGGCTGAGTTCGCCATGCAGCGGGCATGGGACGGTTTCGCTGCCGTAGACTTCGGCGACGCGCTCGAGCACGGTGTCGGGGCTGCCGGGGTAGTTGCCGCTGAGCACCAGGCTGATGGTGGCTGGTTTGTAGCCCAGGGCTTTTGCGACCTTCGACTGGCTACTTTCGGCGACCTTGGCGCGCAGCAGTTGCAAGCGATCGGCTTTAGTCATGGCGACCCTCCATGCTGTCCCAGACCACTTTTTTAAGGTTGGGGTCGTAAATCGACTTGACGCGCTGGATCTGTGGCGGTTTGGGGCCGGTATAGCGGTGCGGCAGCAGGCGGTAGGTGGCGGGTGTGTTGCCCTTGCCGCCAGCGATCACCTTGAGGTAACCGGCCTTGGCAAGTGCCTGGCAATACTTGGCGGTTTCGCTGGCGGCGACCGGGCATTCCTCGGTGCTGGCGGTAATGGCCAGGCTACAGGAATCGAAGGTTCCGAGAATGCGCATGGTGGCCCAGATCTGACGGCGGGAGTTGCCCTGGGTGACCAGGGTGCCGTCTTTGCGGATGCGTGGGGTGGCGCTGCCAATGTCTTTGATCAGGTGGTAGAGCTTGGCGGCGTCTGGCCCTGAGCTTCGGCTTTCGCGTTCACCGCGTTGCTCGACAATTCTGGCATTGCACAGCCCGACCACAAAGGGGCGAATTGACTGTCGAGCCATGTGGGTTGCGCCGTACAGGTCGCTGATGGTGAAGGTTTTACGCGCGCGAATCTCTGCCCACAAGGTGTCGCGAGTGTCGAATTTTGTGCGCTTGTCGATGGGTTTTAAGGACATGGATCAGGCCCTCCGCGCCGGGGCTTTGCCGGTGTAGAGTGCGCGCGGACCCCAGACAGATTTGGTCATTTGGGTGCTGCCGATGCGCAGCGCTTCTTCCTGGATGCGCGCCAGGTTCACACACACCCGGCGAATACTGCCTTTGGCCAGTTTGTGCACCTCGATCAACAGTTCTTCATCGATCTGCAGGCCGGGGCAATAGAGGTGCCCCAAATGCACAACGTCTTCAATGCTGACCGGTTGGGCAGCCGACCAGTCGAGAATGCGCCCGGCGAAGCGTTCCCACTTTTCCAGCTTGGCGGGCAGTTGCTCTTCGCCGATCAGCAAAATCGGCGCCTGGCTGCCTTCGTAAATGTCGCGGATGATCTCGACGGCCTTCTTGTCGACCAGGTGATCCATTTCATCAATAATCAGTGCGCGGCCGGTGCTGCCCAGGTACTCGCAGATCTGGTTGTGCATGGCGTAGATGGTTTTTTCGGGGGTTAGCCCCATCTCGAAAAGGATCTCGCTGAGCAGGGCTTTTTTGGTCCAGGTGCTTTTGCATTCGACATAGATGGCGTCGAGCTTGTTGCGCACATAAGCGGCGGCGGTACTTTTGCCGTAACCGCTGGGCCCATGAAAGACCACCATGCCGGGCAGATGCACGGGCCGGTCGATGGCGCGCTGCAAGGTGGCCATGCAGCGCGCCACATTGGCCAGCGGCGCGACGGTATTGACGGGGTGTGCTGTTTGTTTCATACTTCCTCCTGTGAGCTTCAAAAAAGACCCTGTTAAGGGGTCGGTTAAAGCCGTGTTCGTGCACGGCTTTTTCTTTATGCTTCGTGCGCCTGGTAAAAATCGGCGAAATCTTCAGCCATCATCTTTTGTGTTCTAAAGTCGGGGTGGGTCTGGTAGGTGCCATGCCAGTAGATATCGGCGTCACTGACCGGTTCGTTGGCCTGTATGGCCTGATCGATCTTTTGCCAGCGGGCGTATTCCTGAGCCGGGGTTTCCTGGTTTCTTCGCGCCTGTTCGGCCCGTTGTTCGGCATCAAAAGCCGCTTGTTCGAGCTTGGCTTTCAATAACGCTTTTTGCAGCATTTCTATCCGTTCAACCCTGGGCGGCGTGACCGGTTCGCTGAGGGCGTCGACCGCTTCACTGGCCGCTTCAAGAGCGGTACTGGTGTATTCTTCGCTGCGTTTCGGCAGACAAATCAGCTTGCCTGCGCTGGTCGCGGCCTGCTGGCGGATTTCGCTGACGATATCGTCGACTCCCACTTTTTTAGCGGCAGCTTTCAGGCGACGGCGCTCTTCCTGAATTCTTTCTCTCTGCATCGCCTTGGCCCGGGCTGCGACTTCGGCGCGATCGATACCGGTGCGTTCGGGGCATTCGGCGATACAGATGAAGCGGTTAAGATCTGGCCCACCATAGACCTGAATGCGGCCAAGGTCGGTGGGGTCGTAGAGCACGCGGGTCTTTTCGCCAGTAACCGCTTCCAGTTCGGGCGCGATAAACAGGCCGTGCTCCAGGCGGATGCCGTTTTTACTGACAATGCGGATACCGTGATTGCCGGGGGCTTCGGCCAACAGCAGATCAAGAGCGCGCGGGTCGCTGATGCGCTGCACGGGCTGGGTCCATTCGGTAGTCATTTGCCAGGGGGTTTTGCCGTTTAAGCTGCTGTGTTTGCGCTGGTGATAGATGTTTTCGCACCACTCATCGGCAAACTGCTGGAATTCTGTCGAGGTCATGTTGACCTCGATCACCTCATCCTTTTTGAAAAGCCGATCGGAAAACTGCTTGCGGTCTTCAATCTTCTTGCGGTCAGCGACGTTGTGGCCGATGAAGCCGGGCATCAGCTCGACCAGATCGTGGGCAAAACTGCGGAAGAAGCGTTCAATGTGCGGCTTCATCCAGGGTGAAAACGGCGGGCAGAAGTCTTGCTCAATTTCAAGCATTTCAAAGACCCGGCGCATGTGGTGACCCTTGTAGTCGGTGCCGTTGTCGGTTTTGGCGCATTCGGGCACACCCCAATCAAGCAGGGTGCGGCGCAACAGCGCGGCGACGGCTGTGGCCTTGGCGGTGGCGGTGACAAACATTTTGCCCCGGCGGCTGTAAACATCGATCACACCGTTAATGCTGTGACGGCCGTCGATAAACATGATGTCGGCCGGAGTGCCGTCGAATTCCCACAATTGATTAAGGCGCTCGATCCCTTCGGACATGCTGCCGTAGGCGACCATAAACTTGTTTTTCCACTGATCGGGGCTGGTGATGGCGGTAAACACCTGGGCGTTTTGTTCTTTCCAGGCGTTCAGCCAGGTATTCAATCGCCCCTGCGATGGCAGGTCGATATCGGCTCGATTGGCGAAGCGTGAACGCAGGGCTTGAATCGCCTGGCTGGCGCGACAGTGCGGGTAGGCGGTGAGCATCGCCTCGATAAATGTTTTAACTTCGGGCTGGGTGGCCACTTTACTGCTGCCTTTGCGGGTGCCGTAGTTGGCGCCGAGGTGCCCTTTGGTCTGCAGATCCTTGCGCCAGCGCAGAAGGGTGCGGGCGGATATTTTGGGGATGATGGCGCGTGCGGATTCAAGCCCTTGTCGCTCTCCGGCGTTGTAGTAGATGGCGTAGGATTCCATGCTGGGTTTGATGGCTTCGCCGCTGATGCGGCGGTAGTTCTTCCAGTCGGCTAAAATGGTGCTGCGCGCCTGGTCTCGCTGTAACTCTCGGGGGCTCAGGGCGACAGCGGACTTAAGGCCTTCTTCAGCGCTGCGCTTGGCGACCTGCCGCCCGGCCTTTGCCGCCAGGGCCAGCTTTTTGCCGAGTTGCTGCCCGGCTTGCCCGGTATCACAGCTGGGGGCGGGCTGTTCTTTGGCCAGGGCTTGTCGGGTTTCTTTAGGGAGGCTGCTGATGTGGTATTCAAGTCCGCCACCACGACCGGCGCGCTGGCGACTTTGCCAGTTTTCACGCTTAGCTTTCCGGATCGTCGCGCTGATGCTCTGCGGCATGCCCGGCAGTCCGGAAATCTCCCTGGCTGTGTACCACTCCTGTGTTGTCATATTCGGCCTCGGTATCGCTGGCATAAAAACGGTCATTTTTCGGCGCGCTCGAACAGATCGAGCATCCCCTTGAGCTCTTTTTCGCTCGCCTGCAGCTCTTTGCGTTTATCGCTCAGCCGTTGCAGTTCGCTGCGCAGGGCGTCGGGGCAGGGCAGGGCGAACATCCCCACCGGGCGGCACACGGTCTCTAACACCCGGTTGCTGCCGGTCGCCTTGCAGAACGCCGGGGCGTATTCCATCGGGAAGCGGTGCCCTTCTTTGCTCTCGCTGGTCCAGGCATCGAGCATGTACTTGCTGACCTCTTGATCGAGCAGTTCGCTCATTTTGGCGGCGATCTGCCAGCGGGTCAGACCGCTCTGCTTGATCGCTTCGTACAGCGCGTTACGCACCGCCGAGGTCATATTGAGTGAGCCCGGTTCGTCGGTGGATCGTCCCAGCAATGTCGCCTCCTGATTTTTGATCAGATCGAGCAGATTCATCTGATTCGGGTTATCGAACGCACGTCGTGCCATGGGCACCTCCGTTGACAGGCTATTGTCTAATTGCGGTTGAATTATTAGCCGTTGCTTGCCAGTTGGAACCCTGCTAACCTACCGTCTAAATATTGCTGTTGCAGGCGTCGGCGTTCGGCATGGGCACTTTGCTGCGCGCGGTCTTCAATGGCCTTGGGCATTAGCTTGTTCAGGTGCCGCGCGGCGGCCGCCCCCCATACATGGGTATAGGGCAACCCCAGATAGTCGGCGATGGCCTGCCGCGCCACGCGCCCTTTGCGCAGGCCCTTGATGGTCTTCTGGATCGCGTGATAGCCCAGGCCGGTTGCCTGTTCGATCTGCCGGGCCGTGATCCCCTTGAGGGCTAAGTATTTTTGCAGGTGGTTCATTTGCTGTCCTTTAAAAGGGGTGAACGATGCAAAACAAGATTGTCATCGGCTGTAGCGACTACTACATTGATCGACTCTGCCAAATCCTCACGGCCTATGCGGCGAAGGGTTATCCCTCTGTGATCTTTGCGCAGCCGCAGATGTCGCGAGGTGGCGGCAAGCCCCACGCGTGGCTCTACCGGTTTTACGGCCTTAACTTCATGATAGAGATGCCGGTTATGGCCGAAGAAAAGGAGCACATCGACAAAAAGCTAGACGGCTCAGCTCTAATTATGGACACGCTCAGCAACCCCATAAAAGCAACCGTCGAAGCCATAGAGGACTAGGCGGCTTGGGTCGTAAGGGTCGAGGTGCACAACGGCTACGCAGCCCTCAAAAAGGACCAACTTAGGGGACTGATAAATCTGTCCGTGATAGGTGATTGATCCACGCCTGATTCGTCGACTGGTTCGAGCCTGATAGCCCAGGCCGGTCGCCTGTTCGATCTGCCGGGCCGTGATCCCCTTGAGGGCTAAGTATTTTTGCAGGTGTTTCATTTTGGACTCCTTTTAAGGACGGTGGATATGGATCTGATTGTGGAGACAAGAGAAAATCTGATGCTCTTGCTCACTTTCATATGTACAATAATGGCGATGAAGAAAAGCCAGGCGACGGCTTCGCTGTCGCGAAATAAAACATGTAGCAGTGCGAAGGCGGCCATCAACAGCGAAGTAGAAATTTCCAATATGCGGTCAAGGCGTGACATCAATAGGCTCGTGGTTGGCATTAGCTCAATGCTCCTGGCTTTGGGTAATCTGGCTCTGTTTTGCTTTGGCCCTGAAAAGGACAACTCTTTAACCGTTGGCGTGACAGCAAGTATTGCAACATCACTTGTTCTGGCAGTATCGGCCCTACTGATATTGCGGGACTAACTGCGTTATTCCTGCGGATCTTCAGCAGTTTTAGGGTCCGCAGGTTGTTCATTTTAGTGTCCCATAATGGAGGTTTAATGTCAGAAATCGAAGCGTTGAGAAACGAGCTAACCGAGCAGATGGACCGGTTCGGCGCGTCCAGTGCGGCAACAACCACTGCCCTGCTTTTTGTTGTTGAGTTACTAGCCTCAGAACTCGCCAGGCATCGTCTGCTCGACTCATCTTTCGTTCGAAAAAAACTCAAAGAGAAGGCCAGCGTGCAAGGGGCGCATCCAAATACCGTGGGATTTCTCATGGAGATTGAGTCCGTTTTGCGTGATATTGCCGAAGAAAACGAAGGTCGGCAGCAGTAAGACGGCAATATTTGGGAACGTACAACAGCCCGCGTTCTCTTATGTAGATGCATTCCCCGGCGTATTTTTGCTGAACTGCGTGAAGTCGATGTCTCATAGCGGCTCCTTTTTTTGACCCCTGCTGGTCTATTTGCGGCGGTTGATGTAGACTAAGATTATCGCTGTAGCGCGAAGAAGTCAACAGAAAATTTGCGTCAAAGTTTTTCTATGTAAATATTCCCGCTATTTTCTTGATTCGTTTTTAAAAACAATTAGTTATGGCGAACATTGACAGAGGTCTTCTGCGTCAATGTTTGGTCAAACCTCGGCTGACAAACTTTGACCTGGAGAAATAACGAAAATGTTTCCGTCTGAGCGCCTTAAGGAGATAAGGGTAGACCGGGGGGATACGCAGAAAGAAATTGCGCAATTATTAGGGGTGAATGCTCGGACCTGGCAAAATTATGAAGACGGATCTAGTAAACCAGGTATGGACATCTGCGAAAAACTTGTCAGATTGGGCTATTCTGCGACCTGGCTTCTGACCGGCGAAGGGCCGATGCGGCGGGATGATAGCGGCTACTTCCAGGCTTCCACTGGACCAGTACCTGCCGGTACCTTCAATCGAAAACTCATGGAAGATCTTATTGAGTTTGTCGAGCAGGCATTGCTTGACATAAAGGTGAAGCTTGTACCCGATGCAAAGGCTAAATTGATTGTAAAGCTTTATGATATTTACAACGAAGATGAAGACGCCCAGGTTGATGCCACTGAGATCAAGCGGCATCTGAAGCTTGTTGTGTAGGGGCGCGGGGCGTGAAGGATAAATTATCTGAATTGGAAAAAGATGGTATTGTGATTGCTAATAATTTTGTCGACAGTTCTCTTTTGCAAGAGATAGCGAAGGGAACCAGGTCTAAATCGAATGAAATAAAGTTCTCCGAGCCATGTCGCATATTAAGGGTTGATAGTAGCCTTGAGGAAGGGTTTAAAGTAGACGTTTTATCAGAATCAGGAAATAGATTCTCAGCAACATTGAAGGATGACTTCTTTCACAGGAAGGAAAAGAGAAAACAAATATTGACTGATGCTTTTTGGGGCAAGGAAAATGTACTGATCTCCGCCTCAGCAAAAGAACTACGCGACAGTATTAGTTCAGCCGTAATAACGGATGTCCATAAAATAGAAGGCGACCAGAAATGATGAATATAGTGGTGCCAAATCAACCGTGAAACTGTATTTTTTTTGGTTTTTTCGATCACGGATGCTTTGGCACCAAATTTTCGTTTATCATTCGTTCAACACTGCATAAATGCTGGCATACCACACAATTTCACCTAATCCCGTTCGTTCCCATACTTTAGTGCCATATCAAGCGGTGCTTCACAGCCAGGCCGATATTTTTCGGAAAAC